AACGCACACCACCTGATATTGTCATTGACACTTTGTTTGGATCTACACTAGATCCGAGCCATTTATACTTTTGTACAAGTTTCTGCATATGTTTATTGTGTTATTGCCTCGCCTCCCGGCACGGCATTGAGTAAATAATCTTTTACATTGAGATCGACCATCTCCGGTCTCATTTCCGCGCGCATGCGATTAAATATCTCCTCACTGACAATACCTCTTTTCTTGCCATTTTCAATCAAATAGCATGAGTTTTTGGTCCCTTTCACAATCTTGCCTTCGTTCTGACGCAAAAAGATAGGCAATACAACTTCTACCGGGAATACCGGTGAGCCTTCTACCGCCTCCACAATAAAGTTTTGATAGTATCCTTTGCCGATAAGTGTCTTGCTCCAAGCCTTTCCATTGAGTCCGTACGCTTGACCAAAGGTTTGTGGTGTCTCAAAGTCTTCTCCACTGCCTCGATACCCAGTAGATCGGAATGCATGGCCACCGACGTATGATCCGACAAAGCGCAATAAGAATGATGCAGGTTGTGGTCTGTTCATGCCAGAATACCAATCACTTGCAACAATAGGCACATAGTCCAGATCAAGAGCAGACAATATATCACCCTCTGTTTTGAGTGTTTTATACTGATGCATCTTGTATTTTGGTGCTACTTCCGCAAAAAGACGCTCCATCTCCGGTGTCCATTTACTGAAATCAGCCCATCCTTTGTCATTTTCATCTGGACAATCTTCGTATGGGACCAGTCCAGCATTGACCATAACATCAAGTGGCGCGCGTTGGTGTGAAAACCCATTGCCATTTACTTGGCCGTCTTTGACCATTTTTGCCATGACCGCCTTGACACTCCAGCGAATACCAGTCTGCTCTGATACGGCCATAACCGCACTTGCAGCAGTACAGATATTGTCTGCCTGTTTATATTGATACTTGAAATAGGACAATGCGTCTTGTGCTGTACGATAAAAACCACCAAAATGTGCAATTCTATCCTTTGGATCTTTGCGTGTAGGCAATAACCCCATGTTACCGGAACGCATTAAAATGATCACGTGCACGGCATTGCGCACTTTCCAATAGTATTTACGTAGTAGCTTTTTCATATGATTATTTTCTTAGCCCGTATGAACGAGGCTTGCCGTCTTTGTCGACAAGAAGGCGAATAAAAATGTTTGGTTTATCAATAACAACCCAACCACCAAATGCGTGGCCACCTGCAAACCATTCCTCACCAAACCACTGCCAGCCATCTTCTCCTACATCATTACCCCAACTGTTTTTGCAGCCAATCTCAATCTTACCGTTCTTAAGTGTTCGCACTCTTCCTGCGTACATGCAATGTCCATCTGTAGGGCGTACTGGAGGTTTTGGGTGTGATGTCCTCCATGTACCATTGTTCTCTACTTCAAAGCCCAAAATAATACCCTTGCATTGCTTTATAGCCCGTGCAACAGTGTAGATATTTGTCATAGCAACAACCCTACGTGCTTCTTTTGCACGGAGAATACGGGCTTCTCTTGCTCTCCAATCATTAGACCATGAAATGTCGCGCACTTCTTCCTCAGTCAGATTGTTTGTGGGTACTGTTTTTTCAAGGTTTATACCTTGTTTCTTGTATCGCAATATACCATCTCTGATATAAGCGCCACCTGTACTTGGTATATAAATAAAAGAATATATTGACTTAGCAGACATCTCAAACTCATTTGCAGTGTAAGACGGCATCATCTTTCGTGATCTGCGAATATCATGCACGTTCAGTACCTGAGCGTAGTATGCGATAGCCTGGCCCACACAAGAGCGTTGTTTTGCTTGGTCTTTGGTTGGGAGCACAATACCAAGGTCTTTTTCCACGTCATAATCAAACACTTCATCTGCAGATCCAAAGGATAAGAGATGGTCAAGTTCCTTGTCTCGACTATCAAATTCGTCTTTGTAACAACCAGTTGGAAGATGTTGAGTTCCCATATATTTATGGCTTATGAATAGGTGAGTCAACAGGAGACTCGATTATCTTCTTGTGATTCTTGAAGTAATACTCAGCAGATAGCCTGTCACATCCGAGACGTTTGAAAATCAGCTCAAGAGAATAATTAAAGAACAGAGACCAATTCCACACGAGTACGAGATAGATGAGGTATGAACTGTGTGTGTGTTTTTGGCACATGATAATACCGACACTCTCTGCATACTTGCAGCAAGGACGAAAAGCGGAGATGATCATAGACGCTCTCCTGTCAGCCTTTGTTGGTTGTGGTACGGACATGCCTCGCATACTAGAAATGTTTAATAATAGTCTCAATCTGCTCTTCTTTCTTTTTTCTGTAGAAGGATAAAACCTTGAGAAGAAATGTAGCCCATGCAAAACCTGCTTTGTGAAAGTTCTCAATGACAGAGTACAGCTCAGTAATTGCGATAAAGACAAGTATGGTGCCAGTAACGTAAGCAAATCGTTCGTCAATAACTTCTGTTTGGTGAAATGCTACCATTGCAATAGCATACATTGCCCCTTTTGTAAGGGTCTTTTTGCCTAGCTTAGAATCCCATACAGCGTGATGCAACCAAGCTGATATGACATACCCAGCTATAAAGTCACATATTATCAGAATGGCTACTGCCAAATATACATTGACAAGATCGACATCAAATAATACGTTGAACACCATCACACCAATGGATACCACGAGCTTCACCGCCCAATGGCTCAACAATGTTGTGTGTGTATCAATAAATTGTTGAATCACTGGGTCGGTTGATCTCATAGATTCTTAGTAAGCGGTTTTTTAGATAGTAGGTGTAATACTTTCTTCGTCGCAAGCATTCATAAATGCGTCACTTGGAGTTGGGTATGGATCAGCTAAGACAGATGTTGTCCCAGCAAATACCTCGGTGAAAAATGCTCCAGGGACTACGCTTGATTCTTTGCGGAATACATACCTAAACACATTCAAATTATTTGCGGCTGTTACCGTATCTCGAATCATACTTTGTAAAGTAAGTTCGTCTAATACTGCGTAGTTCCCATCACTGAATGTTCCTACTCGTTGTCCGATAAGTGTTGTGACTTGTGCCATATAATTATGTAATAAATGAATTATGCTCCTGTTTTTGAAGTTGGGGCTACTTGTCTCCATGCTGCTCCGTCATACCAGAACTCAATGATCTCTCCATCTTCCATTGTGTCGTTAGCAGCTCCGTTCATTTTAAGAGGAGCAGTGTTTGCTGGAACAGAACCAGTGTTGTGTGCAAACACACAAGCGGCTTCTGCTTTAAAGAGAACACGAGTACCCGCTTGAATTCCAGTTGTTGTGATGTAGTTGATTGTTGCTGTACCAGTAACATCAAATGAGTTTCCTGCTCCAAGAGTGATAGTCGATGCAGATGCAATATCTGTTGCTTTCTTAGCTTGAATTGAACTTTGCATTACTAAACCGTTTGCATCGAAACGACCGATTTCAGTTGAGTCTACTGAGAAACCAGTGACACCTGTTTCGAGCCACATACCAGTATCATTATCAGCTGCAAGTGTGTGTTGTGGTGCTGATGCTGTTCCTTGTGCCCATCTCATTGAGGTAAGTTGGAATCTTACACGCTCTGTTCCACCCAAAGTAAGGTTTAGGACACCCGAAGCACTTGAGTATAATCCTGAGTTTGTCCCCATTCCGACAAATGTCAAACCAGCAACACTAGAAGTCCCTCCGTATACCAGCACTTGATTGTTAGTGTTAGGTGTCATCAGTTGACCCGCAGCAGTATATGTCGCTACTGCACGGAAACGTGCATTTGAATCAGTGCCTTGGTTGATATATGTTCTCAAAACTGTATCGACGGTTGCGTCAGTATCGGTAAAGATTGCACTTGAAGAAAATACGTTTCCACTTGCATCTGCTGGGACGGTCGTGCCAGCACCGATAAATGAACGGTAATTTCCACCAGCAAGAGATGTCTCAATTTGGAAATACCCAACACCACCTGTCACTGCTTCTGCACGAAAGTTAGGCATGACTGGTGTATAGAGTCTCCCTTTGTTTATCCCTAATACATTTACACTAGACCCTTCGTTTACTACTCTCCATAATACATCAGTAGATTCTACGCCATCTTGAGCAATAGTCTGAGTAATTCGTTGCATGAAGTATTGTACCTCATTCTGTGCATCAGAAAGAGCAGAGATACTTGTTTGGTAAATAACATCTCCGTCGGAAGACGCTTGTGACAAAATACGAATTTGTGAGTCTAGTCCACTAGATAAACTTGATGCTGTTTCAAGTTTGAGTGATTCTTCAAAAGGGAATGCAGACATTTTATACTCAATGTACTCATCACTTGCAGTCCCTTGTACTAGAGCTATATTGTTCCCATCTACTGTGACAGAGGTGGTGTACGAACCGTCAGTTGAAATCAAAGTGGCTGCTCTTCCCAGTGTCAGTGAACCTACTCGAACAACGTCATCACTTCCAATACCAATAACATCTTCGGCTGTAACACCATCTGATAAAAGCCCTTCTAAGTATGTATCATTTGCCATTGGTGAAGTGAATCCGCCACCCGGAGTTGCACCAAGAGAAGAACCAACATAATAATTTGCTGTCATTGACGTTCCTGTGTTTGCTTTTTTCCCTCTTCCTTTACCGGTAAGATAATCAATCCAATAATCACCGTTTGTTAAATCTTCATCTGCTGTAAATGGTGAGACTTCGTTTGTAAACGTAGCAGAAGTAAGAGCAAGTGATGTATCTCCTTTTCCACCAAACCAAGAATTATGACTATCAAGAATAGGTTTTTTTGTCAAAAAGAAATTGACAACACTACCAGCTGAACCGGCTGGAATTGTTACCGATTCAGAAGAAACAGCTGTCGGCTCAAACCCTGTAATAGGTATAATAATTTTATCTGCACGAGGTATGTAATTCATAATTTTTGAAACACTTTATAATTAGCTGATAAAGATGTGCCTGAATTTGCTTTTTTCCCACGTCCACGTCCTCGGATATAATCAATCCAGTATTCGCCATTTTCTAAGTCTGCATCTTCTTTATAGCTCACTTCTGTATCAAAAATAAGAGAAGTAAACGAAATACTACTATCTCCATTTCCTCCTATATAACAACCATTGCTATCGGCAATTGGCTTTTTCAAAAAATAAAAATCGACCACACTACCGATTGCACCAGCAGGGACAGTAACTGACTCTGCTGATACCGTGACAGCGGTATAGCCACTGATAGGTAATCCTATTTTTGGGTATTGTGGTCTGTTCATACTTTTTTATGCAACGTGTCCAAGAGACACAATTTCTTCAAAATAAGGGTCTGTTGTGTTTACGAGTTCGCCTTTTTTATAGTGGCGGTCGTTGTGGAAAAGATTATATTTGACCATTCCCTGTGTTTTACGCCCTTTTGGAGCTTTCACAGCAGTTGGAGATACAACTTCACCCACTAGAGGCTTTTCGTCGTTCTCCGTTGATTCTGGTGCGTCTGGCATTGTGTTTTCATCGACTTTTGCATTTTCTGTTGGCTTTGCATTCTTTTCATTGTGTTCTTTGATGAGTTTTGACATCTCTGCGTATGACATTGTTGGGTCATACGGTACGCCGATTGAACTCAGCGTAAGAATCAATTCTTCTGTTGTTCTCTTTCCCATATAATTTGATATTATGAATAAATAAATACCATATTGCCCCCCATGCTTGTCGTTGTGGTTTTTCACCACACGAGGGGCAATAGTTATCTACTAAGCGTTTGAACGCAATACTACATATTGTAGCACATGCGTTGTAGATGGGTCACCACTCATCACAACATTGATAGCGTTTGTCGCTGGTATTGCTGTGATAATAGTGCGTGGCGTTCCGCCAACAACTCGTAATGTTACGGCTACCACGTCAGTTGAAAGTGCTCCTGTGACAGTAATTGCCTCATTTGCGTCTCCACCAACAGTGGTAAATAAACCGGCTGCAATAACACGGAATGCATTTTGTGAACCGACTGGACTCACTACATTGAAGTCACAAGATGATGATGTTCCTTCGTTTACATAGAGAATACCGCCTGCACTTCCGTCTGTCTTTGTATAAAGACAACCTTTTGCATATCCTGCTCCTGCGTCTGTTATTGTGACTGTTCCACGACAACGAGTAATATATCCGTCGCCGTCTTCCATTTCAACAATAACTGTTTGACTGTTTACTGTTCTTGATGCTCCGACTATGCCAATGACACGCTTGATAAACTTAGACAGGCGTGAGTAAAAGCCATAATCGTACGATGGACCTCCTGGCATAAAATTATTCTATTATTTGAATTAAATCCTATGCTACTGCATTCTTGATGAGGTAACCAGCTGTTGGGATAAGGATTTTATCCTGACGAGCGTGTTCAACATTGATGAGTTCACCTTTGTCTGCGATTGGCTCACGACGTGTGCGAATAGCCATATTCTTGCCAGCAAGCTGGAATGAATAACCGAATGAGTTTGTGAAGAGACTTGGTGCGTCTGGTGTGTAGAATACCACAATATCTTTGTTCCATACACTTGCCATTGTTTCTGTTTGTCCTTCTTGACTGTTGACGTACCGTGCGTTTCCAACATATACACTCTTGAAGCCGAAGAAAGATTTGAGAATTGACACAACATCCTGTTCAGAAGGAACACGAACGCCACGAACTTGGTTGACGAAGAATGGGTGAAGCTGGAGAGCTACCAACACATCACGAGACATCAAGATACGGTTTGCTTCCATACCTGTGGCTGCGTGTACTGCTGTGCGTGCGTCACGGATAACAATTTCAGGTGTTGAGTTGTTGTAATCACTGAACTGTGCTGTACCAGACAAAGTTGTGTTCTGTGTAAGAACAGAAGTGTTTGTCATAACATCCGCAAGGGCTTTTTCACGTTCAAGCAAAAGAGCCTGTTGTGTGATAAGCATTGCGTCACGGCGAGCGTCAAATGGCTTGCGAACTTGGTCAATCAAGCGGTCAGGCAAGTATGCGTCAAGGTCGTAGTAGTCAATTTGGTAACTGTCGTCCTGTGAGTATGTCCATTCAATACGCTTTTGAGCTGTATCGTAGAGACTACGTTTCGCAGTATAAATGCGAAGGTGGTCGTTTGAGTATGAGCCAATTTTACCTGTCTCATCTTTGAGGTTTGGTACTGTTGGGAGTACGTCTTGAGCGATATATGTCTGGTTGACATACGCCAACGAAATGTTGGTGAGCAACTGGTCAACTCGCCCTTGTCTTACTGATGGATTCATAAAAGTATAGATTATTTATTATGCTGTGTATACACATCCAACAGAAACCAAAGCCTCGATGATATCATCTGCAACACCTTCTGTAAGTGCGACGAGTCCGTAAAGGTCTCCGTCAGTAGTAGTAGCGATTGCTTTTCCTCCTGTTGTTGCTGTGAGTTTATCACCCTGTGCAACTGTTCCGCCAAGTTTGATTTTTACAACACCAGCCATTGCGATACTACCCAAAAGTGGTGTAGTTGCACCGTTTCCGTCTTCGAGAAGAACGAAAGGAATTGCTGTTGCGTTTGCTGTTGCTACAACCACATTGTCATCAGAATCAAGTTTGACGAAATGATACATTTTGTCTGACAAATCTGTATCAATTGTCATTGTTCTGGTGAGAAGTGGGAATTGTGTGTTTCCTGAAGACATAAAATTGTTATTATTTACTTGTAAGACCTACTTGTTCGTAAGCACGAGTAATTGCCTCAGAAAGTTCGACGCCTTCCTTTTCAACAATCTCCTCTGCGATTTTGTTTGCCTCAAGGATTTTCTCTTCTTCTGTGTGTCCAGAAACGTCATCTGGCTCAACTGTTACGCCTTCCTCATTGAGGTTGACAGAAACAATTTTGTTGAAAAGTCCTTTGAAAGCTGTACGTTGTTCCTCGTTCAATGTTTGAATGAAAGAAGCAACAGCCTGTACTTCTGTTTTCTTGAAACCAACAGAGCGGTTTTCAGAAAGCATGTATTCAGTTTTTACTTCCTCAGCAAGTTGCAAAGCCTCAAGAGCTTTGTTTGCTTTCATGCCTGCCTCTGCGTGTGCAGTAAGCTCAGCAAGTTTTGCCTCAGTAAGAGCTACCAAGCCCTGTTCTTTAAGTTGTTCTGTCAAAGACATAGTATTTGATTTATCTGCGACCTCGCTGTTATCACTACGACCGGTCACCTTTGCTAACATTTCTTCTACGCCATCCTCTCCCATACAGTCAGCACATGCTTCCTTGAAAGATGCGACGTCTGACGCACTGCATGATGTTTTTTTCATCAGCTCTGCGTACATTTTTTTCACTTTGTCCATAGATTCTTTAAGAATTATGATTTCTAACTGTTCTTTTTCCGATAGCGTCAGGGCTTTCATACCCTTTACTGCCGGTATGTTTGTCAATCCCACACCAATCAGCACATTGTTGACAAGTTTCCCTGTCTCGTGGTGTTTGTGTTTCGATTGCAACTCAGACGAAGTATATCTGAATTGTTTATTCTTGACTTTCTCTGCACCAACTGGCGTCCACTCGACTTTTGCCATAAGTGTGTCACCTTGCTGGTACAAATCTTTTATCCAACCAGCTGCCTCACCTTCTCGTTGATGTGCATAGTTGATTTGTAGTTCCGTTCCGTAGGCATTGCTACGAAAGTTCTCTATATAATCATCTAGCATCTGTTGCGTGATTTCGATACCTCTGTCTTGGATAATACCAAGTTTTAAGATTTCGACATCGGACGCTTCCGAGAGCAGTGAAACATACTGGATTGTTTCTTTTAATTCGTCTGCCTCAACTACTTCTTCTATCGGAGGCACGACTGTTTCTTGTGGTTTGATTTCGTCTGGCATATATAAATAATAGCACCCCCAATACATATTGAGAGTGCCTATTCCGTTCAAGAAACCACCACAGAATCAAGAACAGATATCTACCTCTCAATATGTGGTGGTTTATTGTTGATAATAGTATAGCACAGTTTTGAGTACCTGTGAATAACTTTGTCTTTTGCGAGTTGTGTAATGAGCTTTTGCCTGTGTCTTTCAACGTATTGCCGGTTGTTTCTTTGCCAGTTTTCAACATTGAAAATACCAAACTGTATGTATTTATCCTGCGTTATGGTATATCGTTTTTTTTTGCATGCACCGCATAAACGAGTACCATCGAAAGCCCGCAAATCGCAATCTTTCGTTTTGCAGTTCATACGTTTATTTCTTGGCAACTGGTTTTTTGAGTTGCGTGAATGAGTTTGCTATTGGTACGCCTCCAACGGTGTCGAATGTATCAATAATGCTTTTTGGTATACCGGTATTTGTCGGCATTTGGTCTTGCTTAGTAATAGGAATCCAAATACCACGGCATCTACTGTGGACAACATCCATTTTTGCCATTGGGTCATCAGGTAAAACCGTCCGACCATCCAAAGAAATACAGACGTTGCACGTTCGACTGTCCATAATTTCACTACGAATATACCCAACCACATTGAGCGTTGCTTGAAACACAGCCCGACGTCCACGATTGATATTCTCTCCCACTAAAGTACCAACAATGTTTGATACTCGTTTTTCATACTCTTTTGTCAGGTCACGACGCAATGCTTGAACTATCGCTCCGGCTGCTACGCCTTTCGCCAAGCCCTCCATAATGATATTACGCCCCTTTGTGTTAATATCTTGTTCAAACGCCTCTGAGATAGCGTTTCTTTCAAACGTAGCGAGGCTAGTATCAAGAATAGGCGTCGCTGGACGTACAACCGTCACATCATCAGCCCGTAGCTCTTTGACAGCACTGGTTTTGCCTTTCTCATACGACGTTGCCTGCACCTCTCCGATTGTCTTATCAATCTTGCTTTTTCGTAAGAACATAAGAGCGGTCAGCACAGCAACATATCCCTCTTTGATTTTATCCTCGGAGCGTTCAATGTTTGGCAATAATTCCTCCTCCAAAATGCGTTGAAACTCTTTTACCAACTTTGCTTCTTCTTCATCAAATGTCTCTTGCAAAAATGTAATAACACCGGGATTTTCATATTGACTCAATTCCCGGTTATTTTCTGCTAGATGAACCTGTCTGCATGCAGTGTTTTGTGAGAGCAAAATGTTCTTTGATTTTTCCAGTCGGTCAAACAGTTTTTGATATGTTTCTTTTTTGGTACTTGAACAAGACAACATCCGTTTCTGAATGCGTGCCTGTTTTGTTTCGATTTGTTCAAGCAATTGCATACGTTAATCTTCAAGGATTCCTTCCTCTTCCTCATCAATTTCTTCCGCCTCTGCTCGCTTTGGACTTGCCTTTGTTGCTTTCTTTTCAATGATACCGATTTCTTTATCCAATCCAGATATGTCGATTTCGTCCATCTTCTCTTGTGAGATTTCTGGTAGCTTGAAAAGTTTACGAACAAATTGGTGGATTTCAGGGTCGCTACTCAACACACCTGCTTTTGTCAGGTCAGAGAACACACCAGACATTTCTTTATAGTCAATACTTCCAAGCGGTGAAAAGTGGATTGTTGGATATTTTCCGTGTCCTTTATAGTTCAACTCAACAATGTCCTCAATAATTTCACGGTTGATAACCTCCTGCATATACGACGCAATTTCTCCAACGTGTTGCAAAAAGAAAGATGATTGGTCTTGTGATAAAGAAAATGAGCCGGTAGTACCAGAACCAAGGTCTAAAAACTCCGCAAGAACAGAAAGCAACATCATGCGGTTGTGATGATTGATAGCGGTATCAAATGGACTATTTGCACTACTACTTGGGGATAAAATGTTTACTTTGAACTTGTTACTGTGCAAAATATACGACTGCTCGTTTGCATAGACGTTTTTTGCAACACTCTCCATTTCGTCTCTGTCATCTTCTCCAATACTAGGGTCGTGTTCAATATCCAAAATACCAACACCAAAACGCTCAAGAGAGATAGCTTGAATCTTATACAAATTGTTGACGTAGTAGTAGTGCGTGTACGCTGGGCGGATGAGCGGAATACCAGTCAAATCTTCTCCCTCTTTTTGGTGTGTAAAGATAACCAACTTTGAAATTGGTATTGAAAGGTTTTCGTTATATTTACGGTCAGCTTCGTATTGCTGGTCACTGCGGACAAATTGGGTAATACCAGGCAAATTGTCAGAAGTCATCCAACGAATAATCGAATGTGGAATACGAGGGGCAAGGTCTTTGAGACAAATGCGTCCTTCATCATCCATGTACCAAATCTTCTCAAACACATAGTGTCCAAACTCCAAATGTGCCAATGCTTCACGAATAAACTCTTTCCAACCACGCTGTGGCATGTTGAACAATTGGCGTTCCACTTCCTCTTTGATGTCAATGTCAATTTGTTCGTCGCTTGCTGGTGTAAGATACCAATCAGTTGAGTTGATAGGGGATTTTACCGCTTTGAGCATTGCAGAAATAACACCGTTTCCACGACGCATTTTTTCCACAAGGTCAACACGCTGTTCGTCTCGCCATTCAGCATTATATTCCTCTGTAAAATAACCACTAAAATATTCAGTACCAGTCGTACCGTAGCGTTGCACTCTATCACTGTTTGATAGGTTTGGAATTGGCGTCAATTTACTAAATACAGGTTTTTGCTGTGGCATATGTAAAGATGAAGAAGACAATATGTAAAGTATTATACCACACTAAAATACTTTTTTGCGAACATTGCCCAAGTGTGTGGCTTGTTCGTTTGGTTTTCTTTCGGTGTTTGTGATATTTCCAGTAGTAATATGACTGTATTCTAAGCAGTACATACAAGCATCAAGGCGGTCATCATTGAGTACGTTCGGGAAAGCAATCAACTGGTCTTTGAGCATTGTCATGTGCGTTCGCAAATGAACCTCACCACGTTCAAACTTTGCCTCTTGCTGTGCTACACGTTCCTCTTTTTTTCTGCCTTTTGGGTCAATAGCAACAACTGGGATATTTCTATCAACCACATCATTAAACTGTTCAATCACATTTCCGCCATTCTTCCAGTCAACGATAATATCATACAGTGCTGTTTGGTTGAGTACCTTTTCAATCCCAACCATTTTGATAATACTGCGGTGTTTCAGCCAATATGCAATCACATAGGCAGCTCGGTCGGTCAGCTTTTTGCCTCGCCATCCTTCGCTCTCCAACACATACCGGTGGCTATCTCCTTTTGTCCAAGACACAACGCAAATTGCACACTCATCAGATTTCTCGGTCAAGCCTGCGGATGGGTCAACCATCATCACTGCCGATACCATGTGGCTTGGAGCTTGGTCGTAATAATTCTCAGTAATCCATTTCTCCTTGATAATTTGAGACTCTTCGCTTGTAGGTTGGTTGTAGTATTCACGCAAAAACTTGTTTGTACCCAAAAGTCCTTTGCGAGACTCAAGAGAGATTTTGTATTTCTTTTTGTTTGTCAGCCCTTTGTTGTATTCATCAGCCTCTGCGTCTGTCCAACAAAAACGAGCGTCCCACGTTAGTTTACCGTTTTCTTCAATCTTGATTTCATACAGCATAACGTCTTTTCTCGCTCTCGCTATGCCCTCAATATGAGAAACAGAGCCTGTCAAAGTGATACGGTTAGCAAGAAAGACGATATTTGCATCTCCAGACATACCACCAAATAGCTCTTCAAAAAACTCAATAACAGTAGCAGTGTGTTTTACAGAGCGGTATGTTTTGACGTTCTCAAAGTCATCAATAACCCAAAAATCAGGGCGGTATTGTCCGTGTACCAAACCACGAACAGAAACAGAAACAGAAACAGCCATTACCTTGATACCTGTCTCGGTGATAAACTCATCAATGGACTTCTTCCGGCTTTTCTTTGTTTTCTCAAACGAGTCATCAAAAAACAACTGTCCAAAATCTTCAATGAGGTATTTGTTTGTTTGCAATTCAATGGCTATATCGTAGACATGCGACTTGGCTTTTGCCTTGTCAAAACAACAATAGATATTGAACATCTTTTTTTTGTACACGATATTGTGGACAATCTTTATCTTTGCCCAAACAGTTTTCGCACTCTCACGAAAACCGATAACAAGCAGGTGGCTGTGTCCAATAAACATCAACAATACTGCCAATTTGAAATGAAACGCTGCCGACTTCACCGTGAAATAATGCCGGTAATAATATAAACCAAAAAGATACAAGGATTTTTCACACGCCTTGAGGCGAAGGCTTTTTATGTTGAGTATTTTAGATAAGTCCATTTTCCTTGAGTAAAGATTCAAGCTCCTCAGCTGCGTCTTCTGTTTCAACACCATCCTCGTGGTGGTCGTCAAATTCATTTTCCCCTAGTTCTTTTGTAATCACTGGAGTGTTGAAGTCTGCGTCTCTTGCCTTGAGCCACTGCCATGAGTTCTCAACACTTCCCTCTTGTATTTTCTTGACAATGTTGCTTCTTGCCTTCACAGAGGCTTGGTTTTGATATGAGTACAACAAAATACGGGTCGATGGATTCTCTCTACACCAACCGTGTACGGTCGTATACGCTACTCCAACAAGCAGGCAAGACTTCTTGAGCGAATATCCCAATTGCAAATATGGCTTCAAACTTTCAAACACTTTTTCTTGGTCTAAACCTTTGAGTTTGTTTGCATTGCCAAGCTCACCGTATTTTTTTGCGGCTTTTCTTACTTTTGGATGAACGGTACTTGGTGGATGTGGTAATTTTGGACGTGGCATATTTAATACTCAAAAGAAGCTGTTATGCGATTAAAAGATATTGTTTTGGATAATGCTTTCAAACCTGTTTTTTTGTCACTCAGTTTTAATCTTCCAAATCTGGTACATCGCCAACCGTGTTTCTGTAATGAGTAGATAAGTGCAGGTGTTGTTGTGACAATGCGAACCCTGAAACCGTCTTGTTTGTAAAACGCTGCCACACTATTCAACAGTTTAATTCCAACGCCTATGCCTTGATAATCTGGTAAAACGACCAGTCTGTGAACACGCTTTACATTTTTGGCGATTGGGTGTGGAAAGTGAATCATAGCAATAAACCCTATAATCTCTCCCTCATACACCGCACAAAAACATTGGCTTGCTACCATTATATCATGGTTTAGATAGTGATATTTTCTAAACTTTTCCCAGAGCGATTTGTTACATTTTCTAACTTGTATGTTGATAGATGGTCTTTTGAGGGCGACATCTTTCCCATATGAAAAGACATTGTGTTGGTATTGAACACCCAATCTGGCTCAAGCCATTCTAATATATCGAAATGACAACTGACTGCGACGAATTGTTTTTTTGTTTTCCTCACGCTTTTACTAACCGCAAAACTTGTGATTTTTGCCACGTTCCTGTCCACCACAGAAGTAAACTCATCAAACACCACTATGTCTTTCTTTGACAAAAGCGACCGAGCCAAGTCGACACGCATTTTTTCACCATTGGACAACACATGATACGGTTTAAGCCACGATGGTGGTGAACTGAAACCGACCGAATTAAACATCTTTGTTATTTCGTCCACTGTTCCCTCAATGTCATCTATAACACTGCTACTTGTATATTCAAATGCGTATCTCAATAGTCTTTTGCTTTGTTCGTATCAGCTGTTCGTATTGTGGATGTAGTGATAAAAAAAGTGATTCTGACATATAAATGCAATTTGCGTATGCATTATATTGAATTGAGTCGCACTTTGTAACCTTGATTGGTTAAACTTTCGTACACTTCTTGCTGTGTCTCCGACGAGTCGCACACCACAATCACTTCATGCAAACTTTGTATTTGTTTATCAGGTAATTCTTCTGGGTCTAAATCTTCCAAAGGACTGAGAAAATCCAAATCGAAACCTGTGACAGTAAAGTCAAAACCAATATCAGCAAGGGCTTGTAAATCTTCTTTTACCAATCCCAATTCCCATTGGCTCTCATTGAGACGGTTATCAGCAATACGGTATGCTTTTGCTTGGTCTTCGCTCAAGTCTGCCATAATAACAGGTACTTCTTTGAGTTCAAGTAATTTGGCTGCTTCGTATCGTCCGTGTCCAACGATAATGACTTTGTTCTTGTCCACAACTAGGGGCTGGTTAAAACCAAACTCTTTGATACTGTTCGCCAATTTCTCTACCTGCTCTTTTGGGTGTTTCTTGGCGTTTTTGATATATGGCGTGATTGACTTTAGTGGTAGCATTTCTGTTTTCATAGGGTTGAAAGTTCATTTTGATATTGAATAAGTGTTTGTTTCCAATTTCTTTTTGGGTATTTCATCTCTGCTCCTGCCTCAATTCCCATCTCAATCGCCTGTATCATTGACTTCAATTTTGCTTTGCGATTGCAAGTGCCGTTTTCTCCCCTATGACATCGAGTACAAAGAGGCTGTATCGCCCAATCATCTGTTAATTGACGACCGGCGTATATGATTGCATGGTCGTATTCTGCTCCAAACGCTCCACAGTTCAAGCATTGCTTCATCCGGTGCTCAATGCGTTTTACTTGTGCTTTGGTTACGGGTTGCATACCTCATGTAAAATTACATCTATCGTCCCATCTTGCCTGTGTCCAGGAGCATAACAGATTTTTACAATGTATTTTACACTATCATCTGGTATGACTCCCAATCCGTATGTATTTTTTACTCCGCTTGGTTTTAGCACGTCAATGATAAACTTTTGCAAAACCGCTGTATTATCCAAATCCCAATTGGTTGTTTTATAATGAAAAATGAATTGGATGGCTATTGGTGTCTGCACTGGTTTTGTTTTTTGCGTTACCAACTGCCAATAAATCTCCTCTGCGTATGCTTGTTTTATCTTGTACAATATAAAATGGTTTGTCTTGTATTTATTCAGCGAGTATGGTTTTAATTGCAATTTGTAGGTATAAATCATACCCCCAAATTATACCACACTTAGGCAAAAACAATCAATTCAATTTTGGAAAATAATTGTAAATAACCTCTTTTGGCAACAATACCATTTCACTGAGTTTATCATCTCCGCCTTTTACCACTAACAAACGCTTCATTTCTTGCATTTCCCGCATTTTTTGACGTAATACGCTAGTTTGTACCAAATAACAGTCTTTCTCGTCGCAAATGACCCAAAATAGAGCCTTGGTGGCGAGTATTCCAGAGTTCTGCCCCTTGTATCGGTATTCTATGGCAAAATTGCCTGTTTTATGTACTAACCGGTCGCATTTCACCTCAATAGGTATCTCAACAACAATGTCTTTTTCTTTGTCATACCCCTCAATTGGTCGAACACCAAAACCACGTTTTTGCAATAAAAAAGCCACAGTGTTTTCCCACTCTTTACCAAAAGATAAATCGTTTTGAAACTGTGGCATATTTTTATTTACACTCACCGCAAAACGCACTAGCTTGGCGTCTTACGTTATCACAACCTTCATTTTTGCAATACCCATATTTTGTACGGGAAATATACATTTGATTTTTTTATCCAATATTTTATTTACTTCCTGTACTTGTGTCTCTAATTCTGAATATGGAGTAGGTTTTTTATTATTCTGCATATTCTTCAAACATAGCCTCGTAAATATATACAAAACTATTTGCTAGTGTGTTTTTTTCTGTCAATGCTTTTTTAATATATGCTGCTTCTTTATCAGAAAACTCAACTGTGTCTCCTTCCATGTCTTCTAGTTTTCTAGTGATACGAGCAATCATTGCACGTTCTTCAAACGGCACAGAAATAGGGTTTTGATTCCTTTTTTCTTCACCTTTTTGATTTTTCAATTGCACATAGTTGTTTATGGCAATGATAAGAGATTCTCTTGTTTCGTTTACAGCATCAAATGGTACAAATGGAAAACGAGCCATAAATTGCTCTTCCGTCAATCCAGATACCACTGCTGTTGCTTTTCTTTGCTCATACTCTTTTTTTTGTTTTTCTCCTGCGTTCTTTGGGTATGGTACTTTTGCAAAATTGTATTGCATATAAAAAAATAAGTTAATAAATACTGTAAGAAATGAAAGCACTATGGATGTTCGGCAAACCACAATGTTTTTCATCTCTACCATTATTCACTAACATATATGCCGAACTTATAAATTATACCTTTTTGTCTATTTTTTTGCAAATGGCGAATATAATATCAATCCAAACGGTTGTCTTGTTTTTTGAAAAATCAACGCCCAAAAACGATTGAATATAGCCCATTTTGTCTATTGTTTCTTCCTCTGTTGCTTTTGTTTCATTATTGATAAACTTTTTTTCTCTCACTGTTTTTACTTTAATTGGTACATTCATAAAATTATTCTTCATTACCAAATTGTATCATAAATCCAAACCCAAGTATACCTATCGCAATATCAAAACCTCCCTCTTCATACGCCACAGAAGAAAGTGAGATGAAATTAAAACCTTTTGTAGTACATTTGTGAGGGCAGAGATTAAACAAACACATCCAATTGTTGAGAAATATTATTTTCATACAAGATTATTCAAAAAAACCTCCTAAATATAACAACACAAGACCAATTATTGCACCCAAAAAACTACTCCAAAAACTATGTTTTCCTGTTCTTTCTTTGCCGTGTTGATTTGCACTTATCAACAAACTGAGAGAAATCAAACTAAGATAGATGATTGCGTATATTGACATAAAAATAAATAAGTAAATAATGTACTAGTGGTTAGAGGAGGTTGTTTTCTTTGAGGTAGATAAGAGTCTTCGCACGGGCATCGGCTTCGGTGTCTGCTGTTTCTGAATGGATACGTTCACCCCCAAAACATCTATACAAATTATCCTCTTTATGCGAAGCATAGTAAGGTGGCAAAATCTCACTCAACTCTGCTACTGTGTAGGCTGGGTGAGAAACAAAGATTTTATTCCTATGTTCTTTCAGCACTACTTTCTCGTGGTTTGGTGCAAAATCACTTGCTTCCAATTGCCACCAAAACAAACTCTCCTGAGGAAACCCAAGCTCTTTCATCTTCTTTGCTAGTTCGAGTGACACGACTTGTTTTTCGATGTTCATATAGTTTATTTGTTAGGGGAGGTGGTTATTGGACGTTTGAAATACATCATACCATCATCAACTGCTACAAATTCCCATCCTTGCTCACCAAAAGTATTTAACAGTTTTTCTTTCAAATCTCCATCCATTCTATTTTCCACAAATATCTGTGTGATGTCTATGTTCATGTATTCCCATTGTTGCATATATAAATAATTAAGATTGAGAGAGGGGTACATGTTTGAGTATATGAGCCACTACATCTACATTGAAAGCGTTGCCGAGACACTTGTATCTTTGAGAGTTGCTTACTCCTTCTGTGTAACCATCTGGCAAGCCCTGCAAGCGTTCGCACTCCACTGGGTGTAGTTTTCTGTATATACCTTCGGTTGTTTCATATAATCCAGTTTTTGCACCTCGCCCCCCCCCCATGAACAGACAACGTGACGGATTTTCCTTCAATGTGGTACACTCTGTCGCACTGTCCACCTTTATTGAAATGTCCAACCTTGATAAGCTGTCGGGAGCTTTTTCCAAAATAATCTCTTGGACATGCTCTGGAATACGTAGCTGTCACACATAGTGATTTTTCTTTGGTCTCAATCCCATCCAATAAAATATCTTTGAGCTTGATACATCTATCCTCTGGCACAGTAACATTTGGTATGTTTGTCCAAAAAAGTCTCTTTCTCATTTGAGCAGACACGAGAGATGCGTCAATGAGTATCGGCTTTACCCCCAGTGTTTCGCTTATCATATCCCTTGCCTCTGGAGGCATGCTCGCTACATTTTCCAATATAAAATACTTTGGCTGTACTGCCTTGAGAATACGAACGTATTCCCAAAACAAACCACTTCTATCTCCATCTAGTCCTTTGCGGTTGTGTTTGGCAATTGAGAGGTCTTGACATGGTGAGCCACCAATCAATAAATCAATACCTCCTTTATACGTTCGAAGAGGTCTGCCATCAATTTCAGTTACTGTACCGAGTTGCACAATATCTGGATAATTTTTGTGTGATATATGCATTGCATACTTGTCCACTTCGCTTGCATAGTAAACATCTACAGGGATACCAGCACGCTCTAGTGCTACTCTAGCACACGATATGCCATCGAAAAGTGATAGGACTTTCATATATAAAAATAATTATTGAGAGAGAGCCGACTTAACGATTGAAACGATAAGCGAACGCATTAAGAGCAAACACCACATAAAAAACAAATGCCTGTTCAAATCCAATACTCCAAGCGATTGTGAACATGGCTGGTACAATTAAGCCCATGAACA